GCCAAAACGATTGTAATGGGCTTGATAGTTCTGCCATATGCGGACTTTACCACGGATGCGGAACTTACTGCTAACTAGTGCAGTAATGAACCCAACGTTGACTAGAGTTTCGTCGAGAGCAACGGTCTCAACAAGGTTGAGATATTTGCTAACGCCGGAAAACCAGTCACCTAACCAAGTCCACGGGACCAAATTGTACAGGTCCACGAGGCGAGGGTTAAGCCCTATCATATCTCTGTATGTCGAATCAGAGAATTTAGGGACTGCCAATCTAGGGAAGTCAACTATTCCGTTGACTACACACCTGATTTCACCTTCGGGATCAAAGTCATAGATCTCGTCGATGACGTCATAGTATGTCTGGACTGGTACGCGGTAAGACCACCAAGGTGCCAATTGACTCAATTGAGAAGGCCCTTTATAGGCCTTCTTAAATCTCTGGGAAGTTACCTTTGAATTCTTTTCGAGAAGATAGTTAAATCTTTTCGAAACTTTCTCTGGTAACTTGGCCAAAGACTTAAAGGTCTGCTCGATAGATTCATAACCGAACTCATTGTTTAGATAGGTATCAGCTGATACTTTATCTACTCTCTGGAGCCCGGTCTTTGAATTACGAGTAAGACCTCGTAGAAAATCGGCAGTAGCGAAGGTTTTTCTTATCATCATTGGCAAATCTTTCAACTCGCCAATCTGATAGAACGCATTGAACAGCCGGAAAGACGATAGACATGGAGGCAGTACATCTTCAAGATGTGATGCACACCACTCTCTAACGTAATTTTCCTGAAATTCCATGCGCCCATCGTTACCAACGTTATCTACGAAGAGCACGACTGGAGCATCACCATAATAGCTAAACACAGTAGTAATCACGTACCGAACGTATCGGCCGCCGAGTTGCTCGTGTGTTTCGTCTTTTATAGTGGTGAAAGTGCTAGTAGGTGGAGCGGTCCAGTTCATTTCGTGCGGTTCTGATGCACGATATTCACTGTAGCGACACCCCTTAGCCCGAAGACGATCAGTAGAGTCTTCGGAAAACGTTGTGCGCGTGCCATTAGCACCGGAGATCTCTTCCGAGATATCTTCGGGGCCTTGGACAGCAGCCTGATACTCTGCGACAATAGTCGTAGAATTATCAGGATTGACGACGTAATTAGCGTAGATCTCAGTATTAACGATGGCGGTAAAGCCACCGTAAACGCTGTGAGTACCTCTAATACGACGTCGACGAACAACGTCAACTTGTTG